CATACGTCCCGGCAGGAAAGTACACCGTTCGCTGATCCGCAGCTTCAAAAGCGGCCTGAATAGCGTCCGTGTCGTCCGTTACCCCATCGCCCTTGGCGCCGAAGTCCTTGACGTTGACGACGTCAGCAAAGCGATCAGCCGCACTTCTAGCAGTCGTCGTTCCAGTTGCAAGTATTGGATTGTCAGCAACAAACGAACTCATTGCCTGCTTGAACGCCTGATAAAGCGGAGTAGCAGAAATCGTCGCCGTCTCAGTCGTATAGTCGGCAACCATCTGGCCGATTACGTAGCCTGCCGCGCCGCCCTGCGCAAGAATGTAATTGAACTGCTTGCTCGAAGCAATGCCGCTCTGAAATCCGCTTAAACGAGCCGCAAGCGCGTTCCACTCGTCATAGGGGAGCACGTTCGGCGTTTCACCGTTCGCAAAAGGCAAAAGTTGATTAATACCAGCCATTTTTTTTACCCATAAAAAAAGCCGCCCGGAGGCGGCAGACATTCGTTTATTCGTTTCAAGCAAGAGGGAACCAGTAACCCTCATCGATACCCTTGACGGACTGCGTTTCAAAATCAAAACCAAACCACGGAAGATTGTCCGTGAGATTGAGCGTTACACCAGCCGCCACCACGTCGATGATTCGACGGCTCAAAAGTTCGTAAACGACTTGGGGCGTTGTGTCGGGCGTCAGATTGAGTGCAACCTGCATCGTCTCTAAATCCTGCAAGTCAACGACCTTTCCGGACACCCCGAAATAACCAAGAATTCCATTGATGAAATCGGGCAGCGTTTCGTTCGTGCCGTCCCAATGATTCATCAGAATTTTTGACTTGATCACGGCTCGATAAGTAGGATCGTCAAGACTGATCAATCCATCATCAGGATCGAACGCGCCTTTCCAAATACCCAGATCGAGACCAACGCCGCCATCATCATCAAGCGCAAAGTAAACGCCAGTCAGCTTCATCGGCATGATGCGCGAAATGCCGACTCGTGCGCCAACCGCATCAAGCTGATCGCCAACCGCTGTTTCCACATCGAACTGCGCCTGCATTTCGATCAGCTTTTCACGCGCCTGATTCAGCGGTTCGGTGAGCGTGTACACCCACTCGGTGAACTTTTCCTTGTTTCGATGAGCACCGGCGATTAAGGCGGTGTATTGATTCGTGTTGCTCATGCGTTCACCGTGATCGTCACGTTTTCAAGAGAGCACAGCGCCGCCTCGTTCCATCTGATCGGAACGCTTGCGCCGGATTGTCCTTCTGCGCTCGTGCCCATCGTGATGCTCACGATGTCAAAGCGTGTATCCACAGTAGGGCAGGAGGTTAGAGCCGAAGCCAAGACTCGCCCAATGTTCACGCTCGTGCCGATTGAGAGCGAATTGATGTAAGTCACAACGCGCTCTCTCAGTTCGTTCGCAACGCTCGAAAGGTAGTCGGCTGCCGGAGTGATCGTCAGCGTCACATAGATCGGGACGATGTTCGGACGGCTGAACATGATGTTGTGCGGGAACCCGTATTCATCGACATACGTTGTCGAGACAGATCCGAACGTGCCTGTGCCTTCGCACTTCTTCAGGAAGATCGTTTCACCGATTTCGTCAACCTGACCGCCTTCAACGATCATCGCAATCGTGTGCGCCGGGATGCCGTTGCTGTCCACAGTGTCTGTGTCGTTGTTGACGCCGGAGACTCGCGTCACACCATCAAGATCAAGCAGGCTTGCAATGATGCCTTCCCACAGCGCCACACTCGGAAGCGCAGTGCTCTGCACCTGACGATTACGCAACTCGTTATCTGTTTCCACAGCCACACCAACCGTGGCCGCCAAAGGATTCGACACCGACTGCCAACCAAGAGTCGGAGTTCCGATTCTGTTGATCGTGTTCGGAGCGGCCTCGATTGCGCCAAGCTCCTCGGCCAGTGCAGTGACGGTGATCTCGCCGGAGACAGGAATGATGACCTGTGCGGGCAGAAGCCATCGATTTTCAAATGCATCGAGAGCGACGCCGTTGATGATCGTCGTTCCGGCCTGACCAATGATCAGCAAATCAACCTGCGAAGCCGTCGCCTCCTGACGCGTTACGCCATTGACTGCAACCGCATTGTCCAAAGCGATACCCTTAGCCGTCAGCGGAGAGAAGGAGTTGTAAGTTGCAATGGCCTGCGCATTCACATCGTTGACTGCCGCCGCGAAAATCGCGATGAGCTGCCCGTCCTGCGTATCGGCATCCAGATTGATGTCCTCGCCGAAGATTCGCCTTGCCTCGCCTTGGAAATAAGTCAGAATTTCCTCGAAAGACGGCGCACTGATGCCCTGTTCAGTGACTTCAAAAACCGGATTCATCAAATCGTCTCCATGAGTTCAGCATCACCAAACTGCGTGTTGATGATGGCCGAGATTGTCAATCGCCTTGTTTCCAGATTCAGAATGCTTTCAAACGACTTGATCGAAAGCACGCCCGGCGTTTCCAAAATCCGACTGCGCAGCACCACGTCAACCGCATCGTGCTTGCCTAGGACTTCTTGAAGCCAAGGCGTTCCGGCCTGTGTGTCGATAAACCAAGTGCCGCGCCACAACGCAAGTCGCGTCATTACGTTCTGCGCCACGCCGTCGGCAGTGTCTTGAAAGAAGTCCAAATTGCCGTGACCAAGCTGATAGTCGCCGTCGCTCGTGATTTTTCTTACCTTCATTTCGCTGCCCCAGTGTCCGATCCTCCGGGAGTGACGCCACCATGCACGTGCCCCTGAAGGCTGATCGATCCGGCCTTAACGTCGCCTGTCGCTTCGATGTTGCCTGTAAACATTGCCGTCGCTCCACCAGAGCCGCCGCCGGTAATCTGTCCATTGAGCGCAATCGTTGGCGCTGTGATCGATGCTGACGATCCAGCCGTCACGTCAAACGTTTCGCTGTTGATCGAGCATCCGCTGCACTGAACCGAGAAGCTCTGGCATTGAACCGAGAAGTTTTGGCAGTCAACGGTGAAATCTGTGACAGTTGCCGAGAAGTTTCCGGGAGTCGAAAGCGTGAAGTTGTGCGTTTCCGGATTCAGTTCAAAGAACGCTTGACCGTCGTCGCTGCGCAACTGCACCGCCTGCGTCGATACGTTCTGCAAAACCTTCGTCTGCGAGTACGCCCCGACAAGGACAAACCCATCTGAAAGATCGTGCATCCGCATTTCGACCGGAGGCTGCACGCCGCCTGACTGCCACCACAAGTCAATGGCTCGGCTCGAAAAGACAACAAGGCATTCGTCGCCTGGCTTGATCGGGAACGTCATCGAACAGCCGCCTCCATGCGGAAACACCACGGGACAATCAAGCAGCATCGGCAGGTTTACAAGCGTGATCGTGCCGTCCTCGCTGCGCACCTTGCCTTGAATTGCGGGCTGCACCTGACAAGTCATAGTGACAGGATCGAAGCTCTGCACAATGCCCGGAAGCGCCGTCCAAAGACAAGAAAGCCTTGCTGTCATAGCTTGATCGAGCAAGGCGTTCTGATCTTTTACATAGGTATTGATGTCGATCATTACATATTCACAAAGCTGTTAAGGATTGTCGGCGTCATAGGCTTTACTGCCGCATTCACGCCTTCCGCGATCAAGTTCAAATACCACTCATTGCCTCGCGTATCGCCAACAACCTCTCGCGAGATCACGCGATAAAGGCCGTCAGCACTGAGCAATGCGTCCTCTGGCGCCAGATTCTTTTGGATGTCCGCCAGATAGCTCGTATCGTATGCATCACGCTGAACGCTTCGGTTATCGATCTGAACGAATGAGCCGACATCGATCCTAGGATTGAGCAGACACTGCATTTCAACGCCGTTGACCGTCAACTTTGGCCGTCCAATAAGTCCGGTCGAAGCCGTCAAAACAACAACGTCGTTCTGAGCGTCATAGCTGGGCGTTTTTGGTATCGCAACGAGTCCGTTTGATCCATAGCCCCACAAGAAGTTATTCGTATCAGCAAGTCCCTGCATGGCTTTTGCGCTCATGCCGTAGATCACTTTGCCTCTCGGTAATTTCGTTGTGGTCGCCAATTCCTCCGGGATACCCGTACAATCGACCCCCTTCTCTGCCATTGACTTGGCAATCGTCTCGAAAACCTGCGCCTGAGTCGCTCCGGCAGGAATTGCCGCGTTGACGACGGCATACTGATGCGCTCTATCACCTGTGGCAGCAATGAGTCGCATGAAGGTATCTGTCTCAGACTCGCGCCCGACAGACTTCCACCAAAGATCACCCTGAAAAATGATTGCATGATCGCCTTGATACCCGGCCTCAATAATGACTTTCAGGCGGCTGTTTCCAACCGCCTGATTTGTCGGGATCTGAATTTGATCAACCGTCGCTTTCGATACGTTGTAGACCGTTATGTCTGCCGTGGTCGGCTTTCCTACAACAGCCTGCGAGATCGAAAACCGAACTCGAAAGTCGCTGAGATCAAGAGCCGCCGTATTGCTTCCATCAACAGCTACCGTCAGTTTGAAGTATCTAATCCACTGAGCGTAGTCCATGCTTCAGGATTCCAATAAAGACGGATCGTTGATCCCATATCCTCGAAACTCGGCTCCGCCTTCGCCCCTGAATCCAGAAGCGCGACAAGATGGCCGAACCCTTTGTGCTCGTAGTTTCGCAACAGATCGATTCCGAACAACAGCGGGATTCCAAGGATGGCGTCCGTCTCATCGACTCGCTGCATATCCAGAAACCAGCCGCCGCCGACCGCATTGCGGTATGTGAGCGTCATCCGGTACTGAATACCACCAAGATTGACCGTAAAGCTCTGCGCTCCGGTACTCAGCGGAATTTCGTAGAAAGCCATTAGCGAGCACCTCCCAAAAGCGTCTGCTGCGCAAGCGTCGCATAGCGTTGACCGCCATTAGTCGTGCTTGCCGTTTTGCTTGCGTCTGCCTGCGTGACGGAAGCAAGCGTAACGGTTCGTGCCTGAGCCGTTAATATTTCCTGAAACGTCACTTCGATGATCGCAGAGTTTTCAGTGTCAACCGTCGTCGTCGTCGTCAGCTTGGTGATCAAAACAGAGTCGTACACTCGTTTGGCCGTCGATAGCTTGAGCACCTGACGCGCATCCTTCAATCGCAGCAGCTTGTCGTAAACGTCTTTCACCGACTCAATACCCTTGAACAACGAGCCATCAAAGAGAGAGTTGACAAGTCGTGACGAGTCCGACCATCCGAAAGTGCAAGTCACAACAGCAGGCTGCCGGAACGCGTGATCTGTGATGTTCGCTCCGGTATCGACCGGATGGTTCGTTACCGTTACCTCGTCGCTGTGCAGTTCCGAGATCACAACGTCAGGGATAATCGCCTCGCCCGTCAGTTGCCCTTCGAGATTCGTCGGCTCGATTGATCGCTTTGTGCCCAAAATGAGGGCTTCAAGTGAAGGCATTTGAACTCCTTAAAATGCATTCGCGCCAACATTTCGGCTCACCGTTTCGTTCGTTGTGCGAGCCAAGTCCTGAGCGAACTTGCGCCCGTCCTGAACGCCGTTCACCGTGATGTTCTGATTCACCGTCACGCTCGAAGAAGAATTTCCCTTTGTGATCGAAGGCGAAGCAGGTTGAGAGACAACGCTTTCAGATCCAATAGCCTGACGATGCGCAGCCGTGTCGATGTAATGCACCGTAGAAGTGTCTGCAATGATTTCCGTTTGCAGTGCAGCACTTCCTTCACTTGCTGCCGACGCTTTCGCTCGATTCGTCGAATCGTTTGCTGCTGAACCCGGTCGCCATTGTGGGACGCTGTTTGGGTTTGCATAAGCAGCTTGCGCCTGAGCACGAGAAGCCGCGTGAGTATCGACGACCTGCTCCGTAAACGTTCGACTACCCTGCTTCTTTTCTGCGTACTTATCAAGCAACGCTTCAAGCTCAGGATTATCGACCTCTGTCTCAGCGCCGCGTCTACTGAAAATAGCCTCGGTTCCTTCGATCAGTGAATCCCACCAACTGCCATCAAACAGAGACTGCAACCCCTTTTTGAAGGTTTTGGCCAAAGCCGGAAGCTCCGTCTCAGCCTGCTTTGCAAGATTGGACACCCAAGTATCCAGTCCGGTTACCTCTAAGAAGTCAAGCGACGCCGTTTGTGCGCCTGTCGTGATCGAATCCCACAAGCGACCAAGCGAAGTCGTCAAATTGTTGGCTCGTTTGGCGTTCGCGTCTAAAGAGTCACCCCAAGCCGCCGCCGCTTGACGCTGACGCATCAGCTCTTCGGTGAAACCTTTCTTCATCAAGTCATCAAACGCGCCGCCCAATCCGATCAGCTCGGCAGTCTGCCGTGCAAACCCCGGATTTGTCTTTGCCATTTCCGCGAGCTTGTTGCGCAGATCGACGAAAACGTCGGCCATATCACGCATTCGGCCACGGGCATCGTAGAGACTCACCCCGAGATTGTTCTTCAACAGCTTTTCAAAGTTCGAGCCGTACTGCTTGATGTTGTCCGACAAGGCCACGAAAGCCGCCTGAACGTTTTCAGCATTGCCGCCAACGTTGGCCACGGCGCGGGAGATCGCTTGAAAACCCTTGATGCTCGCGCCCGTGTTGTTTGAGATCTTGTACAGACGATCAACATCGTGCGCAGACTTTGCAAACGCTGCGCCAATGGCCAAACCGGTAGCGGCAGTCGCCTTTCCGATTGCTGCGACCTTCTTGGCAGCATTGCCCACGTTCGCATTGAACTTGAGCATCCCGTCTTGATCGATGTCGAAACCAAGCCGAACTAAGAATCCTTCAATGATGCTTGCCATTTCCTCACTTCCGCTTGGTTGTGCGACTTGTTATCAAGAAACGCGTTCATCAAAAACAAATCTTCGAGCGTCAAAGTGCCGTCTCGGAGACTTTCGTATCTGCACATTCCCGACTCCACCGGACGGAGCAGAAAATCGACCCCGTCCGGCAAAGTCATCATCCTCGCGGCTAAGTCGTCGGGGATGTTTCCGCCGAGCTTCCGGCAGACTTTAGAAGCCCGACGATAGTAGGGCGAAGCTCGCGGTCGATAACCTTGATCGTCAGCCGGAGAATTTCGTTCATTTCCATGTCGGCAAACATCATGTTGCCGTTCACGTACACGCGGCCATACGTCTTTCCAGTCTTGCGCTCAACACAAGAAAGACAGGTTTTGACCACGCTCTCAAAGCTCTCACGATCCATTGACGCAATGCGATACGCCAGCGGTTCGCAAATAGCAATCACCTCACCGACCTCTGCAAAGATGTCGTCAAGCGTTGCGCCGTTTGCGTCTTTCGACTTATGAACAAGGTCGAGCACACGCCCAAAAACTTCGCTGAAAAACGCAGGAAGAAGCGGGCTGACCAGACGAGCGACGTGCATTGCATCGAAGCAATCCAGTCGCCCAATCTGATACTCGTGCTCACCCAAAACAACGGTTTCAGGTGCGATAGCCATTAGTATGTCCCGGTAACGCGGTCAATCTGGCCGCAATCAAATACCCATTCTTTCGTGGAGCCATCTTCGGCATAGGTGACCGTCGGAGCATTCTGGAAAGCAACGTTTCGGCAGGTCGTCGTTTCGTTGTTTCCCTTGTTCACGATCACAATCACGTTTGCACCCCATGCAGACGGCGTCAGAGACTGAGCGTCATACATGGCCTGCAACTGAGCATTGACCGAAGAGGTGTCCAAAAGACGGATCGTCACCGTACCGGACTTGTCGGAGCGAAGGCTGTGCATCACGGAACCATCAGCGCCAATCGTCATCGCGTTTCGCGGCTGCGTCTGCGTGACAGTGATGCCTTCTTTCGAATTGGCCGAACCGTAGCCGAGGTTGATAACACCCGCAGCTCCGGTCAGCGTGGCAGTAACCTGCTGAAAGGAATAGGTAGCCATTTATTCACCTTATCGATTGACGTTGATCGTTACGTCCACAAAGTGGATTGCACCCGTGAGCTTCACAGCACACTGGATCGGAGGAGCCTTGCGAGCTTCGCGCTCGGCAGCGGACTGTTCCTCAAGCGGTTGGATGTACACATAGAAACCTGTCGAAAGCGTGTCGCCCTGCTTGAGAGCGCCAAAGCCGTCAGAGTTCCAAACGCCCGGGCTGATCAAGTTGTTGCGAACACCCTGCTCAAGCGCTTCGGATACCGTAGCAACCAACTGCGTAGAGCCTTCATCGTCCTGACCGATCTTCGTGGTGCTCGTATAGAGCAGATTCCAAACAGCCGTCTGAACGTAGTTCTGCAACCAGTCGAGGCCGTGGCGTTCGTCGATAAACCAACCGCCCGCCATCGTGCCTTCCTGAAGGATGGCCGTTCCGTTGTCGTAGGCCACAAAGACATTGACGTTGTTTTCGCGCAGAGCGTTGGCCTGCGAGAGCGTCAAGTTTTCAGCCGTCACACCCGGGCACTGCTTGAACTTCAGCGTGATCGTGGTGTTCGATCCGAGGAAGTTAACGGTAGCCATGCGACCGAGAATGGATGCAGCGGCTGCCGGGTTCGTGCTCGAATAAGCCGTGATGGTATGGTTGTAGCCCGCATTTTTGAGCTTATAGCCAAGAGAAGTCGTCTGGCTGGGATTCAGCTCGGCAGTGTCGCTCAACGTGTAGGCAATCACGCGAGAAGGAGCAGCGGCTTCAATGACTGCGGAAGCGGCCAGTGCGTCGGCATCTTCATACTCGGCAGCCAAGAAAGCCATGTACCAGCTCGGACGGTCGATCAGAGCATTGATCGCGTCAACGAGAGTTTCGGCGGCAGCACCTGCGACGGAAGTCGTGCCCTCGTCGATACCGAGAGCAGCGGAGAGTTCCGTCTTCGTGACCGTTGCAACCGTCGAAGAAGTGCCGGTCGTCGAGGACTTGATCACAAACTGCTGACCATTCCACAGGCATTCGCCCTTGCTCTGCAAAGCGGCAGTAACCTGCGAGGCCACGCCGTTAAGATTGCTCTGCGATTGCAGATCAACGCCCGTAACGTTCACGACCTGACCGTCAATCGTCACGTCGAAAGCACCATCAGTGATGCCGGTAAACTTGGAGATTTCCTGCTGCGTAGTCGAAAGGATCGAACCAATGAGCTGACCGCTCGTCGCAGTTTTTGCCCAACGACCAATCTGAACTTCGCCTGGCTGAGGAGACTGAGAGAAGAAAGCCACGGCAGCCAGATATTCGGGAGCCGTCGAACCGAAGTCACTCGCAATCTGCGACAACTCGGTAGATGCATAAGTGCGGATGCGGGTTTCCACATCGATCACGTCGGACGTGCCGATGATGAGCGTTGCGCCGAAGTCTCGGAGCGCTGCCGCCTGCGGCGACATAACGATCTGAACGTCAACGACATCACTGACCGGCAAGGTCGGAAGCGTCATTTTGTTTCTCCGTAATGATTTCGACTCCGGCGGCGACAATCGTGCGCACACCGAAGGTTCTGGTAACAGATCGTCCGACCTTAAAAATCACGTCGTAACGATCAATCCATTGTTCAAAAAGAAAATCAGGAAGATGGACGATGTTGTCCTCAACGCCTTGCGTCGTCATGCCGAAGCGACGGAGCTGGGCGTCGTTCTGAGACAGCAGCAATCCTTCACGGAAAGTGTCTGCAAGCTGTGCAGCATTCGTTCCATAAAACGAGGCTACGCATCGAAGCGTTTGCCAAGACGTGCGAGTCACAACGTCGGGATCTTCAATCGTCTGAGGCTTGTCGCCGTATTGATATGGGGTTCCCCACGTCTCAACACGCTCAACGCCTACAGCCGCCCAATCAATGCCAACAGGCGGCTGCGTGCCCGGCTTTTGCAGCCATCGTTTGCGCACGACCGTAGGATCAAGCCCCGTCAACGCACTCAGGTAGAGCCTAAGAATGTCGTCTGCGTTGCGATAGTCAGACTCCAAAAGCGACAGCACGCCCGGACTAGTTGAATCCTGCGCAATGTCAAATAAGGGGTTCTGCACTGTTTGAATCCTCCGGCCAGCAAATCAGGCGGAAAAAGCCTTGACCGAACTGCGAGTAATCTGCGCAGTCCTTAACGACAAAACGGCGACCTCTGTAGATCACCGCGTCGTACCCAACGCCTCGGAAATTCTCCGGCGCGTTATCAACCATGAAGCGAACCAAGATCATGCCCGTGCGTCGGAGGGCATCAGGAACGCGCTCGATGGTTTTCATGTCGGAAGTCACGACCGCATCCAAATCCGAAGTCATCAGATCACCCCAAACGGGATTTCCGTATTCGTCATACGTTTCTCCCGTTTTTACGAGCGTGACCGGAGACGTGAATAAAGGATCAGTAATGACCTCTGAAACATCAAGTTCTGCCATCAGTCCTCCTTCGAGACGATTCCGCTAATCGACCCAAGCAGATCGGCAGTGTCAATCAACGGTTTGATCGAAGCACCGACACCGCCGACCGCCTTGATCTTTTTCTGCCTCGTCTTGATCGTCGATGGCGCAAGCGGAGCGAAGTCTCCACCCTTCATGTAGGACTTGACCGCTTCCGCCGCGTCTATCGAAGTCTTTTTCATCTGAGCGTCAAAACCCGATTCATCACCCTTAAGCGCAGCCTTTGCCGCCTTTCCCAAATCAGTCCCGATCTTGTCCTTGACCGACTCAACGCCGGGAACAAGAAAGGGACGAGCCGGAATGTTTGCGGCAGGGGAGCCGAACTCGTGGATAAAACCAAGCTGCGCGTTGGTGATCGGTGCACCGTCTTTGCGTTTGTTCTTTTCAGAATCATTCGCAATGCCGACGTAGATCGCCGTGCGCTTGATTTCAGCGAGCGCCTTTTCAAGCTCCTTAGATCCGCTGACTTCATGCTTGATTGAGAGAATCGGTTTTGATCTCATAGCTGAACAGCTCCTGCGCCGAACTGTTGCATCAAGTACCAAAGCTCACGACCGTATGGCGTTTGATTCCAAAAACCGGCTCCCGCCCATGAGGTAGAGCCGGTATCGAAACTGACGCTTGCGCCGTCAACCGATTTGCTTGACACAAGTCCGGATGCCGGATCACTTTTCCCTGCTCCGCCCGATCCCTTCGAGCCGACCATCATCAAAAAATGAGCCGTGTACAAACCCATGACGTGCTTGCGCAGATCAGAGTCTTTCCACAGCGTTTCAGAGAAGAACTTGTCGGCCAAATTGAGCCGGTTTTGCACCGACTCATCGGGGAAGTACAAGGCAGTGAATGCAGGAAAACGAGTGCGAAATTCGTCAATTGTCAGCGGGTTCGACATCGCCTAAATCCTTTTTCGTTTCTTCGACAGCCGCCTTCTTAGGAGCAGCCGCTCTCGTCTTGCGAGGCTTTTTCACCTCTTCGACAGAAAGCAAGCGCTCCTTGATGAAAGCGTTCTCTGCAATTGCGTCGTCAACCTCGTAAGAGACACCCTTTTCAAAAGTGAACGTCTTACGAACCTTGCCGCGCAACGTAAAAAGGACGCGGCTTTTAAGCGTGATTCGCTTCATGCCGACACCGTTGATTAGGCCTGAAGGATGCCGTAGTAGAGCATTTCAGGACGGACGATTTCGACAGCACCGAGAGCGCCGAAGTAAGGCACGCACTGCTGGAAGTCACGGTACTGAACCGGCATGCTCTGCAACTGCACGAGCGGGAAGCGCACCACGTCACGAGCCTTCGTGTAGGCCACGATACGAGGCGTCGAGAACAGGGTTTCGTCTGCGAGCCACTTGACGGGCTGGATTTCCAGATTGCCGCCTGCGGTGTTCGTCAGAGAGTTTTCCTTGACGAAGCGCAGCAGGTTCATGTTCGTGTTCGGGAGCTGAGTGCTCACGAGAGCGCTGAACAAGGCAGGCGGAACCAGAATGCGATTGGGCAGACGAGTGTACTGCGTAGCGGCCCAAGCGTTGTTCAGAACTTCGTTGAACATCTCGATAACCTGAGCGGGCGTGGTCGTGCCAGCCTCGTAGGTGCCGATGTTGCCCTGAGTCACAACGTCGTCGGAGTTCAGCAAGCCTTTGATGCCAAGTTCGGTGTCACCGACATAAACCTGAGCATCGATGTCGAGCTGATGCTTGACGCGCATGGCGTCGTACTTCTGAACATCGATCGGACGACCGGCCTTCATAGCCTTTTCAAGATCGAAGATGGAGTAGGAAACTTCCATACCCCACGGCGTCACCGGGTTGGTGACCTTCGTCTGAGAGAGCGTAACCTGAGCGGGCGTGGTGCTCGAACCGGTGATCCAAGACTTGGAGCCGGTAGACGTGCCGCCAAAGCCGCCTGCGTAGTTGGTAAGAATGAAGGACGAAACTTCGTCAGCGATCGTCACATCGGTGCGCAGATCGATGTCGCGCGACCAAGTGAAGTCAGTCATCGGTTCGTACAGTTCCGGGTCGAGGCGTTCGAGCTGACCAACAAGGAACGCGCCAGTGGACTGAATTTCAGCGTCATTGAAACGCATGCTCATTTTCTTGTCTCCTTAGATGTTGAAAGCGATTTCAACGAGGCCATCGGCATCAGCCGCGCCCATGAAGATGCAATTGGGAATTTCGGTGTTGCTGGACGAATCGGCAGAGATCTTGCCGGTAGCGTTGAGATAGACCTTTCCGCCAAGAGCAGCCGTGCCGCTTTCGAGAGCGACGGCCATGTAGCCGCGGCGCATCACAGTGACAGGCTGCTGACTCTGAACGTACTGACCGGCAGGGTTGGAATAGACCTGACCAACCAGACGAACAGAGAAGCCGTAAACCGCATCAGCGGCTGCCGTTACGGGGGTGACGCCAGTACCGGCGGAATTGATCTTGACGGGAACGCCAAACGCGGAAACAGGAGCAGTGGCGTCGTTGACCTTAACTTCGGTCGTGTTGTCGTAGTAACCGCGGGTGAGATCACCTGCAAAACCGCGGGTCATAGAAGTGCCAATAAACTGCGGCATTTTTAAGCCTCCTTGAGCTTATTTCCAAAAAGCAGCGAAACGCTGATTGAGTTCGGCATTGGACGGGCGAACGGACGGACGACCGTCACCGAAGGACTTTGCTCGCGGGTTCTTTGCAGAACGCTTGAGCATCAATGCCGCCTTAAAAGCGGTGTCCAGTGCAGCGCCTTCGAGCGTTGCAGAGTCACCGAATTCCTTGATTCCGGCTCCGTCAAGAGCCTGTCGCTTGATTCGTTCGATCAGAGATTTCGAGAACTTGCCGTCGGCAGCGTCACCCATCGGCTTCTTCATGCCGGGGCACAGCTCTTCGGCCTCATCCATCATTTCCTTGGCGTATTCGTCGGAAACGACTTCGACTTCTTCGTCATCCTCATCAGCGGCAGGCTGCTTGGGCATGAGGCTTTCGAGCATCTGACGCATTGCGTCGATCTTCTGACCCATTTCGCCGTACTCGTGCTCAAGAACGGCAAGACGCTCTTCCATCGACTTTTCAGGATCGGCCTTCGGTTCGATGGGGTCGGTGCCATCAACGTCGCCGATTCCCTTCACTTCGATCTCGTCGAGCTTTTCGTTGAACTTTTCTTCGTCGCCGTCTTTGAAGAGGCGGCGAAGCATCGTCTTAAGATTGGTAGTCATAGCTCCATCTCGGATTTTGCAGGCGTTGCCACAACGCCCTTTTGGAACAAGAGCAACGTGATTTCCCACGATGCCCACCTGCCGCACGCGACCGCCTTCGGCCTCTTCGACATTTGCGTCGTATCCGCATGAGACTTCGCGCAATCGCCCGCTTTCTACGGACTCAATTGCGCGTTCGTCTTTGATGAGGAGGTCAGCCACGAGCTTGTCGGCGTCGTCGCCTTCGCCACGACGGACGTTTTGGATAGTCCCGACGGATCGAGACTTCCAATTTCGGGGATCGACGAACGAGGAGTGACCAAACACAACGTCCTTGCCCTCAAAAGAGCGGATTGTCTGTTCGTCAAATAGCTCACTCTCTGTTCGCTCGATATGTACGATCCCGTCTGCGCCAGGCGTCAAGCCTGTTTCTTGCGGGCTGTAATCGAATACGCCCACACGCGAGATCGGGACTGCTCGGCATAACAAAAAGCCCTCGGGCGTTTTCTCCATCCGAGGGCTGATCGATTCGGTCGTAAAGAACGACCCATCATTAAAGTTCATTTTTGAAGTTCCTCCGGCCATACCGGTTCGCTCCAACAGCGACACGCGAAAATGCATCCGGCATGCGCTCTAAGCGGCTGCCCGCCTTTGCCAAGGTCGCAGACTGGCGGCATATCCCATGATTGATAGGTTCCGTCAAGTGCTGCGTGCATCGGCCTTACGCGAGAGTCGCCAACGGTGTGCCAGATATACCCGGGAGAGCCAACGTTTCGAGCACGAGCCTGCGTGAAGTTGGAGCGTGCCCGTGCCGTTTCGGTACGAGCGATAAGCGTTGCTCTGTTTTTCGTGATGCCCGGCAGCTCTTCTCGGATGCGCTTTGAGATCGCCTCAAAACGCTCTCCAGTTGCAAGACCTTCTTTCGTCCAGTCCTGCACCTTCTGCGCGGCCTCAAGAGGCAACGAGCGGATCAAATCGACCTGCTCGTTCTGAATGCTCTTGAATACGTCGCCAGTGCCTGAGTCTTTAAGGAGCTGCCGCGTCACTCGGCTGATCTTTTGCCCAACCTTGAGCCACACCTGATAGTCAGCGTCGGCAGCGTCCTGAAGCATCTTTGCAGATACGTTCATCGCCCAGTCGGTGAGCGTTCCTGCGTATGCATTCAAGGCCGATTGAACTCGGCCTGAGTACATAATCGGATCGCTCTCATCAACCGCATTCACAACGCCCGCAATCTGATCGCAGACCTTAAGAAGTTGGTTCAGATACCAGCGGTTGAGCTTCGCCGTTCGGGTTGGCTCCCGGAACGCTGTCCGGCTTTTCTTGCGTGAAATTTGCATAGTTGAAATCCGGTGCAGGCGGCAAATCCATCGATTCCTGCTTTTCAGCCTCTTCGATGATCTCGTCCGTGATGGAGCAGAACACGCCAACAGATCCGGAAATGGCCTTCAGCTCCTTGAGAGCCGTCGGCAGGTCGATCATGCCGTTGATGTATGCGTCACGAATAGAGGCAAACGACAAGCCTGCAACCTCAGCCTTCTCGCGCTGAGACATCTGCCACAGCGAAGCGAACTCAAAGGACAAGTCATCCGGAACGCTCTGGCCTGTGCATGACATGTAGATCACGTCAAGCAGCTTCTTGACGCCGCTGCGCAACATCGAGCGCTGCTGCTTCTTGATCGAGTCGTAATACATGCGGATGTCAGACTCACCAGTCGCGCTTAAACCTGCCGGAGACTGCCCAAACAGACGCACGAGTGGGATGCCCAACGCACCGGAGATTTGCAGCCCCAACTGAAGCATGACTTCCGGAATGCCCGTGAAGGAATATGTCAGCGTCTGGAAGTCGTCGTCAGTGTCGCCAATCGTCAAGCCTTCGGCATTCTGAAACTCGCGGATCACTTCCATCTGTTTCAGGAAGCCATCACGCGCCAAAGAATTCGTGAGAATGTCACGCAAACCCTTTACTTTGTAGTAACGCAAATAAGCCTTTGAGAGCAACTGCGTAACGCCTTCGGTCGCCAAGTCAAAGCCTTTGACGCGATTCCACAGCGGCTCTACAACGCTTGCGCCCCAGCCTTGGTAAGACTGACGCAAGTAGAAAGGCAGCTTTCGTCCTTCAAGTCGAATGACGCGGCTGTGGTGAATTTCATCGCTATCAAATTCGACTTCGCAGTTCTTGCCAATGACGCGATAAAACCTCGGCTTTCCAAAGTCCCGACCAAGGTTTTGAACCGGATCGAGGTTCGTGCAATCGAGCTGCCAACGATCAAGGACGATCAAGCCACGGAAGGAGCCGCGAGGAACCTTCACCAAAGGATCACGGACGCTCTGGCCATCCACCATGATCACGGCAATTGCGCCACCGTACAGCCGCGCCCACTTGATCGCTTCGCATAGGCTTTCCATGACGCCATAGTCGTCGATGTCGGCCTTCATCGCTTCGGCAGCGGCCGGATCATTGAGCTTGATGTCAATGCCCTCACGCGTCATATCCTCAGCAACGATGTCCACGGCCAAGCCGCAAAGCCATGATGACTGATACGCCCACTCAAGGAGTTGGCGGCTCATCGTCACGAATTCAGGCCGGTACGTCGTCGCAGCAAACGTGTTGAGCGTGCCCGTGCCGATGCGAAGCAGCGGGTTGCTCACGCCGTCGGCAAAGCGCTTGAAATCAGCACGCTGTTTTGCGAGCGCACGAGCAGATTGTCGATTTCTTACTTTCATAGTCTAGCCATGCGCTCCCAAAGAACGCTTTGCGGGTTCGTGATGTATCCGTCGAGGCTGTAGCGTAGGGCGTCGATGCAGTTATGCACCAAGACGCCATTAGCGAAGAACTCGTGTTCTCCTTCAACTGTCAAGTCGTAAACGTTTTTCTCTCTTGACTTTCGCGATGTAATACGCGCGACAGGTAAAGCTACAAAAACGAATTTGTGCGTACTTGTTGCTGATGAAGGGCTTTCCGCACCACTCGCATTTTTTCTCGACGTTATCGACTCCAGACTTGCGTCGTGCGGCGGATTTACAAGCGTTTGAACAGTATTTGTCGTGATTGGTCTTCGGCTTGAATACTTTTCCGCAATTCGCGCACTTGGTCTCAGGCAAGTCAATGTGTCCAAAGTTGTTTTTTCTGGCATGTTCGGAATGCCATTTTTTACCTTCTTCTGAAGCGTGCCAAACCTTTGTCGCGTCACGGATTCGGTCAAGGTGTGCCAATTGCCGCTCAAGACTTTCCCCTTCAAATGGATGGGTTTGGGCATGAGCCTTCGGCGTAAGGCATTCAAGATTTTCGAGAGAGTTGTTCGCAGGGTTCCCGTCTTTGTGGTGGATGTGAGCGCCCTTTGGAATCTTCCCGTGCGCTTTTTCCCAGACGTACCGGTGAAGTCGCTGGACGCCACCCGGTACGGTTCGGAAAAAGTAAAGGCGATCGGTTCTTCTCTTCGCGTTTGGGTAACGATGCCAGACGATTCCGTCGTAAATGATTTTCTCAACGTTAGGCATAAAAGATAGTCCTCCGTAGTCAGATCGTTTGCCTCTATAAAGCCCCTGTTGATCGTAAAGATGCGATGCTCTGCGGTACACACAAGAGAATTATAACTCGTTGATATTTCAAGAACTTCTCTATTTTCGTCTGTTTTTCCTGACCAAATCACTCTACGGAAGCCGAACCGAGTTAAAACTTCATCTCCGACTCTAACCTGCTCAATCGGTACGTCACCTCTGGCAGTCGTGATTAACGCCCCCTCAGCAATGCAATGGTTATTTGCGTCAGTCACAACAGGCAAAATCTCGCCCGTCGTCTTGTCCACCTTATACGAGTACAGGCGGAACTCGTCGGCAGCATGCTTGCAACGAGGGTCGATAATGATCTTGTCGAACCCCTTGAGGTAAGCGATGCCATCCTCTACAGACCCCTGCCACTTCTTCGCAGCAGAGATCTGAAAGCCTGCCCTGTTCTTCAGGTAGGAGATCGTTTCCGGACGCGCAGCATCGGCCTTAATCGGCCACTGCGTTGACCCCGGTACGCTCCGGTATAGCTGCGGCAGCTCGTCGATCTCAACGCCCACGCCGTAGGCTTCATGATCGATATACAGCCTGTTATCAAGGATGAAGCACCGAACGAGCGTTGACGGATCTCGCGCAAAGCCAAAGTCCGCGCCGAAAAAGAGACGGTCGGCCTTTTTCCAAAGATCTTCTGGAATCGGCTCGACGACAAATCGACCTTTGAAAACTTGGGCGTCGCTGATTGTCAGCGGATACCCTTCCCAAACGTGCAGGTACTTTTCGAAGTCGTTCTGCTTGTCCCATTCCATCTGCTCGCGCAAGACTTCCGGGAAGAACGGGTTATCCCAGTAGTTCACCTTGCGCACGAAGGCGTTCGGCGGAGGATTTTCGATAAAGACGTTTGTCGGGTCGTCAACGGTTAAAGGGTTAAAAGTAAGCCATAACTCGGATCCAGGCTTGCGGATGGTCGGGATTAAAACATCCCAAGAGCGCTGCGAGACGCTGGAGGCTTCTTCGATCCAGCAGATGTCGATGCCTTCTTTCGATCGAATAGAGTTTTCATTGCGCAGCAGGCCACTGAAGATGAAGCGGCTGCCAGTTCTCATGTGAAGGATTTCCGACTCTGTGAACTTGAATTCGTACCCGATCCCGAGTTTTTCTGTCATGTCCTTTAGGACTTGATAGCTAGAGTCCTTGATCGAGTTCTGGACTTCGCGACAGCATAATATGCGCAGGTTGATGTTTGACGACAAAAACGTGAGAGCCTGTGCAACCGCCTGAGACTTTCCGGAACCACGACCGCCATAAAAGACTTTGTAGCGGTGCGGTGAGTAAAGTTCAGAGAAAGCTTCAATAGGCTTCATTTCTTCATCTGTGCTAACCAGGCGTACATCTCAGTCATGCCTTCCGGCGCTTTCTCATGTGTCTCGATCACGTCTGCCGGCTTTTCGCCGATGGTGTCGCGGACTGCTTCAAACGCCTTCACGTCGCCTCCCTGAGCCTTCCGGATCATGCTGGCGACAATTTCCTCGGCGTTTGTGCCGCCATTGGCAGAAGGCATCTCAAGAGCGATCTTCAGAAGCTCTCTAAAGGTCTTCCGCATCTGTCTGGACTTGCCAGACGCAACGCCACCTTTTTTGCTGATCTCTCTTGCTTCACTCTTGGTTCGCTGAGTGACTGGCTTGAGGTTTTTTTCGTTTGCCATAGGCGTAAAAAAGCCCGCACTCGGCGGGCTAAAAGTCTTTTGTAGATGAGAAATGTTTTGCTCTTCTGTCAGATTTCTACTTGACCATGCTTTGAATTTTTGGTTCAGACTGTTGTAAAAACGATCTCAATTGATTATTCAACATCTGATTTCCCGTATCTCGCAACAGAAGTCGTTTTGCTTTGTCCGCCGGCTTTTTGGCGTGCTTGATACCATTTCGGTAAGCAGCCTCTAGACAAATATATGCACTTGTCAGCCACTGATTATCCAGAGTAGCCTCAAACATTTTCAAGTAATTTTGCCCAAGAGCATTTTGGGCTTCGGCGTGTTTTTGGTTTGCTGCAAGTTGAAGAAAGTTAATACCTTGATACCGATCTTGTACAACCCCAGCACCAAGCATATATGCAACACCAAGGTTGTATTGAGCGTTCACACTTCCATCAGCGGCAGCTCGACGCAACATATTGGCTGACTTTTCAGAACCAAAAGACTTCATGGCCTCTTGATATAGCTTTTCTGCCTCTTCAAGTCGTTTTGCACGATATTCAGCTGCTTTGATCTGTTCTTGACGATAAGCCTCTTTTTCCTTTGCGACGCGCTCTTCTTCAGCTCTTTTTTCTGCCTCGATCTTTTGCTGTTTTTCTTCTTCGATTGTCGGAAGTCCTTGAGCCTGACGAGCAAAGTCAACTGCTTTGTTAATAGCTGTTGTGCATCCTGACAACACACAACACATACAAAGCACAGCGAGAAGTTTTTTCATGTAGGTTCCTTCAAGTGGTTTACCAAAGGATAATACCCGCAAAAAAAAATCCCCGACTTGCCGGGGATACCCTCTCTTCTTTTCAAGGAGTCCCTGTCTTTGTTGGCCGCCGACAGAAGCGGTTCCGCACGAAGAATAAACCAACCTAGGGAGGAAAAATGAGCCTTTTTCTGGGCATGACAAGGGAGCCACACGGCTCCCAATCACGGCACTGACTACAGGCTTACAAATTTTCTTGGTTCAAATATAGCCTTTTAAAAAATTTTGTCAAGCTCAAATTGATGTCAATTTTTTGCTGGCATGCAAGTTGATCAAGTTAAAGATCTGATACTTTGCGGTCTCCAGCAGGATGTCATAGTCCTTGCTGTTGATGCGAATTTCATGCCCGAACCGGATCCGAGTCTCTTTCTTCACCCACTCAATAAAGCTTCGTACAGGCATCCACGGGAATGCGTAATGGGCTACCAGTGCCCACTTAGCTATCCAATACCTTGCCGGGCATTGAGCCAACATCCTCCAAGCACGGTCCACCAAAAGAGCATCAAAAATGTCAATCTGTCGATATGGCTCTGAAGGTTCCACCTTAATTTCTCCAGCTTGAACCATCATGCGATAGAGAATTGTGGACCTGGCATGTCTTCCAGTCGCCGCCCAACGCCCCCAGTTGCGGAGGCGTTCCGTCAGAATTTCTTCGTCACTTTTTGAGAGCATCTCGCCTCCTCAATACTGCATTTCTTCCCAGCCGCCGCCGTCTTTCTTTTTGCGAGGCCAGACCACTTTGACGGGGAACGGGTACATGTCCGCGCAGACCTTGGCTTTGACCTTGGCATCTTCTTGGAAGATGCGCAGGCTGCCCTTGACCTCGTGCAGCTCGATCACGCCGTCGGCTCGCATGACCATGAAGTCAGGTGTGTAGCCGCAGGCGTTGTCTGCGATCTTGAGCTTGATGTGCTCGAACCAAAACTCCAAGATTCGCCCGGCCCTCTTCTCGGCTTCCAAGTGGTCACGATAGGCGGCCTCTGTGCGATTCATCTCGCCGGTCTTTAAACGCCCCTTTGCGTAGAGTCCTGCTTTTGCTGAAAACATCTCGCTTCCTTTTTCGCTTCTCGTGCCCGGTTGATCTCGATCGTGCCCTTGTAGTAGCCGGCTTCAAAAGCCATGCGTTCGTCTCTCGTGTGATGCAGGTGCATCGACTTGGACTCACCTGCCCGTGCAGCCCTGTAGCCTTCTTCCTCGATCTGTCTGAGCCGATCCTTTTTCATCGGGCACCTCCGAAGATCTCGCGCAGATAGTCAACGGCCTGCGCATCCGTCATCGGCTTTCCCGGCTCTAGTCGCGCCTGCTTCGAAAGATTGTCCAAGAAGGCATCACGCTGTGCGTACATCTGATCGCGCACTTTGACCGCCAGAGAGGCGCTCCCGGAGTTCTCAAGCAAGCTGATGATGGTCAAGGCGTCATCGTCGGAAAGTCGAATCTCGTAGTTCATTTCTTGTCTCCAAAGTATTCGTAGAAGCACCATGTCAGAGCGCCGATTGAGGCAGCCAGATACAAAAAAGCCTCAAGAGCTCGCATCCAGCTTGACGGTGCGTGCTCTAAAAATGTGAGCACTCCCAAGAGCATGGCCTCGGCACCTATGGCAAAAGCCAGAGCTTTGAAAAACCTTCGATTCATCAGATGTCTCACACCTCCCACGGTGTCTTGCAGTCCGGGTTGTCACAAAAGGCCGCCGCCCTGCGGTTGAACCACAGCGCCCGGTTGCCTTCATAGTCGCCATTACGCTGCTTGACGATGCGAAGAATCGAATCGCCTTCGGAGTGATCGTCTGCCGGTGTCAAAATGCCGTCCTCCCGGCGCTTTTCCTTTGACCTGTTACGCTGGATCAAGATCAGGTTGTCGGCCTGATCGATGATCGATCCAGAGCCTTTAAAGCTGAACTTTCCGATTTCCTCGTTCTCGTCCTTGCCCTTGCGAACGTGATGCACGAGGTGGATGTGGATGCCAAGGCGTCGAGCGATAGCGCACAGCTCTTGCACGAAATCCTTCTGCGAGTTGTAGTCGTCTTCGCCAGACACGCACCGCATGAGGTTGTCGATAAAGATGTGTCGGCAAAAGCGCTGCTGGGCCGCTACTACAATCGCGCCGAAGATGATGGACTGATCGAGAGCGCCGACGTAGTCGAAAAGCAGGAGGCTTTCGTTGTACCGGGCAAGGAAGCGCTTCACATCGTCGTATGTCTGCGGATAGTGGCCGAGCCATTGGCGGCACATGCGGAAAAGCGTGCGCTTCGGCTCCATCTCAAGGGACATGATGCAGGACTTGTGACCTGCGTCCGCCAGCTGCAAAGCGAGCTGCCCGGTCAGCAAGCTCTTGCCGTGCCCATTTATGCCTCCCCAAATGGTCACTTCGCCGTCACGGAAAGCGAGGCGGTTTTCGAGAGGAAAAGGATCACCCTTGAAACGGCCTTCAAGGATGCAGCACATGCCATCTTCGAAGGCTTCAGGCTTGCGCAGGCAGGTCTGGATCTGAAGCTGATCGTAAGCGTCACGGTAGTCTTGAGGGTCGTCAAAACTCACGATTTCAGGCTGAAGGCTTTGCATAGAAATTCGTCCTTTTTTGTGTGATGAAGTCGTACATGAGCAGGCCGTGCTCATCATGCGTATAGATCGCAGACGGGCGGTTTTCGAGCTTTTGAAGCTCCTTCCATAGGAGGCGTGCTCGGCGGTAATCGATAGGCTTGGCGTCGATCCAGACTGTTCGGCCTTGGCAGAAAGAGAAGTCAGCCCCGACAATCTCGTCGCGCGATTCCAAAAGCACCGTGAGGCGTTCTCCCGTGCTTGGAAACTTCGTTTCGTGGAAGCGCTCGGAAGCACGATCCACAAAGTCGAAGGCCACCGTGTGAACTCGCCAGTAGTCAGAACCAAGGGTTTTGAGGCTTGGGATCATTCACACCTCCCCGTTGAGTACGCGCTCGAAAAGGTCGAAAGAGCGTTCTGCCTCCAGCTCCTCCTCGGTCTTCTGACGAGGCGGGCAGTTCTGCGGCGTGACCTTAAAGGGGTTCACAGGCTCAGGCTTCACCATGAACTGGGAGCGCCCGGGCTCGTACCCGACACGCTCAAGGTCTTTAGGATTGAGCTTGCGGCACCAGTTCCGCCATGTCGCTGTCCAGTCGGACTTGCGGCCTTTAGCTCCTGGAACGCTGATCCAGTAATCGCGGAACTCCTCAAAGACTTTGTGGGGGTCAGCCTTGGGCTGGATGCGACGGCACTCCGAATGCCAGTTGTCAGGAAGCTCTTCGAGGGTGAAGCGAGAGCCTTGAGGTTCTACCTTCGCGGCTTTCTTTACAGAGGTCCGGGCCGGAGTATCGGCACCCTCGTTTTCGTTTTGAATCAACGACTTAGATGCTATTTCACTCGCTGAGTCGGCAGGACTTGGGGCCATCAAGGGCGCACCCCTGTTTTCCTTTTGAATCAAAGAGTTGCGCTGCGTTTTTTCGGTTTTAGCCGCACCCCTATTTGCCTTATGGTCCGGATCGTCAAAAAGATCGCGAGAGTAGTTACTGTTCTCTTCTTGTTCTTTTATATGTTCTCTTAGGGGTGCACTTTTACACGGGGAGGGGGTGCTCTTCTGCACGGGGGTGTCGGTAACTTCTGCACGGAGGTGTTCTTTTGCACCCCCCTGCACTTCTGCACGGGGGCGTTCTTTTGCACTCACCAAAGGCAAGCATGCGTTGATCTTGGCCACATCGACCTCGAAGAATCGGACGGCGCCAGGGTTTTGTGAGGTGCGAATCCACCCGTTGGCCTCCAAACTCTGGATGGCCTTGCGGACGATCTTTTCAGTCAGCCTGCTCTTTTTGCAGATTGTCTGCGTGCTCGGGTGGCAATTCCCGCCAGTGACATCATCGGCGTGGCGGCAAATCACGAGAAGCGTTCGCCATTCGCCGTCAGTCAACCCCGGCATATCGCAGTCAATGCAAGTTTGCAGAAGCTTGTACCCCATGGAAGATACCTCGCCTTTTACACATCGGCTTTTGGCGCGGCTTGAACTTCAAACGGAGCCGGGATGTACGGATTGAGAATGTGTGCGGGCAAGCCTGTGACTTCAACAGCCTTGCGCAGGTGCTTTTGCGTCACATATCCGCGTGCTCGCCAACTGGTGACGACCGCAGGCGTGACCCCGATCATTCTGGCGAGTTGGGATTGCGTGCCACCAATAGCCTGCAATGCCGCGTCAATAGGATTGATTTTCGGTTGCTTCATTTTTTGCACTCGTTGTCAAAGTTGCAATAGATGCTACTAGCATTTTAGCTATTTTGTCAACAGATGCTAAATAATTATGTCGGGCAGATTTTAGTTTTTGTTGCTACTGTCCTAGTGACAAAAGGAGTTAACCCATGACACTAGCTGATCGACTTAATTGGCTTTTGGCGCAAAGGCACATGACGCATGCGGAACTCGCGCAAGCCATCGGTGTATCTCGCCAGGCCGTCCAAAAATGGGCTTCCGGGCAATCCGAACCCAAGGGCACTAATCTCGCAAAAATCTGCCAGTACTTCAATGTGACCACTGACTGGTTGGTTCATGGTGCCGATGATTTTCAACAAGGTCTAAATGGAGGGACTGTCGGCTCATACCATGAAGAAGACCCTATCCCAGATGGATATGTGGCAATTCCAGAGTATCGTGTGACGTTTGGCGCAGGCTCTCATGAGCCGCCAACAATCGAAGAAGAAAAGTGCTCTCGAAAGGCCTTATACCGCGATGATTTCTTTGAGTCACACCGCGTAAGGCCAGAATATTGCAAACGGTATAAGGTGTGCGGAGATTCCATGCACCCAACCTTGAACGACGGCGATACCGTGCTTGTTGTGGAGAATCCTGAACGGATCGTTGATGGAGGAATTTACGTCTTTTCCGTTCGCAACGAGTTGATGATTAAGCGTCTTTACCGTCGCGCAAACGGGACGATTGTTATCCACTCAGATAATGAAGACGGACGGTATATAGACGAAGAATTGACACCAGAAGACCAAGAGCGTGAGTATTTCCGTCTTTACGGTCGCGCAATTGAAAGAAGCGGCGCACTCTAAGCCGTAAAAACAAATCTGCCCACAACCAGAGGCCACCCTTGCGGGTGGCTTTTTTTGCACCTTTTTGCGCAGTTTTGATAAAAATCAATCAAAACAAATTTAGCTTTTGTTGACAAAATTAGCTAACAAAGCTAATATGCTGACAACAACAAGAGCAACGAATGCTACAAAAAGGCAACTGATCTTGTTGGAAGCAAGCGTCACCGAAGGCGTATGCAAAGCGGGTGCAAGTCCCGTGATGCCCGAGTCGGGTTGGCGACCTGATAGGACGGCTCAAGGCAGCGCACTAGCCAATACGCGCAACCTGATTTGATGCCCGAGTGTGGGCTACATGGCGGAGTGAACACCTCCGCTCACTTCAGGGAAAAGGCCAATCGAAGCCAGTTCTTCGGAAAAACCTAAGAACTGGTTTCCGTGGGTCTTTTTCACTGGAGGACAACATGACCACACGATTTCTGCCTGACAAAACCCCCGGACGCCGCGGTCTCGAATACAGACGCGCAGCCAAGGAACTGGCCAGAGCCTACTACCGCGCTCTGAACGGTTGCGCCCGCGAGAACGACAACGAAACCATGAAGGTTCTGCTGAAGCAACTCAAAGCGGGCGCAAAAGATGCAATCGAGCTTAACGCTCAGGCTTCTGTTCCTGAGTCTGAGCCGACTGTGATCGTTCTAGCAGCTCAAAAGCACGAACAAGACGATCAATCGACTCAGTAAGAGCCTTGGAAGCCTCGGTGTTGCGATCGAGAGCTTCCGCCAGTTTCTCTGCATCAAACCTATCGAGTGCATCTGCCAAGTTTTCGGCAGCTTCGCTTGCTAAGGCCATAAAAACCTCCGTGAGTTGGTTAGGGAACGTCGGAAATCGCAAACTCCCCGACCCTCTAATCATCTCACGGACTACCTGCTATGTGCTTTATCTCCTATCGACCGGGCTTCCACATGAAGCCTGATGACGACGACTTTTTCGCTCGTCCAGACCCTTTCTGGGAGGCCCGCCAGACGCTCATGCGGATGGTTGATGAAGGCATCTTCGACGAGGTCGATGCCGACACCGCATCCGAAATTGTTGAAAAGGTCGCTACATCGGACGAGTTCGATCTCGACTTCGACGACACCGTGAAGCTTTGGGAGTGGTTCGAAGAAAAATACGACTTTACGGAGGCATCGGCATGACCACCAAGAAGTACTTCAAGCCAATCGAGTGGCAGGTCGAACCTTGCGACCTCACTCGCGGTGGCGACAACCTGATCAACCTCCGCTGCTTGGACGGAGCACACGTCGATCTGTGCATAACTGGATCCTGCACGATCTTCATCTTCGGCATCAGACTCGACGAGTTCAAGGCATCGATCAGCGGTCTTGCAAAGAGCCTTCGAAAGCCAGACCTCGACAACTCGCTGGGCGTTATCCAATGGTGTGCATACGAAGGCCTGACGATCGCAAGAGCCAACATCTTGGCTCGCTTTGGCACTGACAAAGCTCACGTCCAAGGTCTAATCGATTACGCCCGCGAGTTTCTGCGGCAAGTCAAGGAGCATAAAGATGCGCAAGCTGCTTAAGTCCTTTTGGACTCCTGATGAGCACGGCGAACGCCCCGCCGTGCTTTTTTTGACCGCCGCGGCAGGCTTCGGCTCGATCCTGAGCCTGCCGTGGATCATCTACCTCCTCCACTAACCACATCAGAAGGCGAGTCCTTCTGCCTGCGGCCTGGCTCCCGTCGTCTGGCTCCTTGGCGACGCAGACCGCAGACAGAAGATCTCAAAACCTCAAGGAGCCGAAATGAAAAGAGACATCTACTTTGATCCGATTGTTCATGACGCTTGTTGGAAGGCATATCGCAAACGCGTCTGGCGAGCACGGATCGACTTCTGCAAGAAGCACTGGTCGCTGCTTGCGATCGGCGCACTGGCCGTCACAAGCGCGGTCGCTCTCGTCTTTTGGAGGCTGTCATGGATGAACTGACACGCGAAGAGATGGTCGAGTACATCGACTATCTGGACTCAAGGCTTGAGGCTTTGTACGCCAAGGGCGACGAAGATCCGGATACGAAAAAGGCCGAAGGAGCTGACGACTCCAACGGCCCGATCCCTTTCTAAAAGCCATCAAAAAGGGCGTTCGTTGATGAACGCCCAAAGGATACCACAATGACAACCGACATCGAAGCCACCGCTCCGGCTGTGACGATCCAAGCGCCAAACCCGGCAGACCGCGCAAAGCTCTTCGCGGCACTTGCAAAGGCTCAGGCCGCCTTCAAGACTGTTCAAAAGAACAAGCAGGCAAATTACGGAAAGTACGCTGACCTGACGAGCATCCTCGAAGCTGTGCGCCCGGCACTCAATGCCAATGGCATCTTCCTGTACCAGGACGTGCGAAGCGTCCAGGGAGGTGTGACCGTCCGCACGATACTCGCGCACGAAAGCGGGCAGACGCTTGAGAGCTCAGAGCTCTTCATGCCGTCCGGAGCAAACGGCAAGATCAATGCCGCGCAAGCTTTCGGCTCCGCCCGTACATACGCCTGCCGCTACTCGCTGTCGTCCTTCCTCGGCATTTCCGCCGATGACGATGATGACGGAAACGCCTCAGGCGCACCCGTGCAGCCCGCTCCGAAGCGCACACCTCCGAGCCCCAGTAGCACCCGCAACAGATTCGACAACATCCCTATCGAAGACATCCCCTATTAAGGAACTTGAAAAATGTTTGACAGCATCAAAAGAGACACAGACAAAGCACGAAAGGCCGACGGCGGCTCCTTCATCACACAGACGGGTGAGTACGTCGTCTGGATCGGTCAGGCCGCCGCAAAGCAGACAGCAAGCGGTGCGAACCTGATCGAGTTCACGCTCAAGGACGTTCGGACGAGTGCACTTTGCACAACCCGCCTCGTACTCACGAAAGCCAGCGGTGATGAAGCTTTTGGCATGGGAATGCTGCACGCATTGATGACCATCCTCGGCATCGACGAAATCAAGACTCAGGCCGCCACGGTTTACCGCCGAGACCATACGACCGAGCAAGGCTATCGAATCCCTGTTCTCGAAAAGAAGCAGGTTGGCGTACTGCTCCAGCGCGTCAATGACATCTATCAGGGCCGCGAAAAGTTCGACATGAGCATCAGTGGCTTCTTCGATCCTGTCACGCGCAAGACCGCCAGCGAGATCATCAATGGCGTCGAAACCCCGGTCAAACTTGAGCAGAAGCTCAAGGGCTTGAAAGACCGAGACACGGACGACTACAAAGCCTTCCATGCCGCGCCGCAGAATGGCGCACAGCCGGAAGTGCCGCCCGGGTACGGTCAGGAGGCACCGAACTACGATCCACCGTTTTGACACCGTCCCTGCCCTGAAACTCTACGTATAGGCCGCCACTGAGCGGCCTTTTTCACATGAAAGACCTAATCGAAATTCTGGCCGCGCTCGGTTTCGTGGCCTTTTTGATGATCGTCGCAACTGGCATCGTCGGCGCGAGCTTCAGCTTCTGGATTGATTTACTGGGGTAGTCCGATGCGATACCGACTCAAAAACCAACACCTGCAACGGACTCTGGACAAGCTCACGGACAACGATTTTTCACGCAAGCTTGACTGGACTTTGAACCAGCCGGACGTACAAAGACAGCTGCGAGGAGATGGCGGCTACATCAGTGACGTGCCCGCCTTTTACGTGACCTTCGGGGCATTCAAGCAGGCGCCGACTGGCGACTACCAGCAGCAGTTTCAAATCCTTTTTTCAGCCGACGACATCGAGGTCGTCAAGTAACTTCTTCGGCCGCCCGCCGGTGTCTCCCCGACGCTTTTCCTACCGGTGCGTGGCCAACCAACACCATGAAAAACGTCAAGAAACCCATCATCCATCCACCGGAAGTCATCCGGCTCGGCGATGGCATGGTCGCACAAGTCACCAAATACACGTTCGAAATCTTTGACGAGGATTTCAACCCAATCCTTAGCTTCGATGAGAACGACGGGATGATTCGAGCAATCGCTTCAAGCGGCTCTAGATCGTATCTCAATCCCGACTTCCTCTCGAAGTTCGCAGAACGTCTCTGGCACTGGGCACGTGCTGCGGAAACCTGCGCACACCTCGAGCAGCATGGTGCTGAGCAGGACATTTGAAAGGGCAAACAACCATAACACCTTCGGCCGCCGTCCGCGACGTGTGCAAAGCGTCGAGAGACTGCATCTGCGAAGGGTACTGCGCGGGCGGCGACCACCGAAGCTTTGCACCTTGCCGTGCCGCACCCTGACTTCGGGGACGGCGTTTTGTCGTGTTGCGCCAGCGGCGCGGCAAGATGCAAGGCTTTGACGAACACAAGGAGGAACCATGAAACAACCGAAGACCTTTAAGGACATTCGAGTCTTCTTTTCGAAAGAGGAATTTCGGACTATCTCTTCCTCGTTTTCCGAGGTTCTGAACCTCATCCCAGATGACGACTTCAATCCGCTCGATTACGGATATACCCAGAGCGAAATTGACAATTGCGAAGCCCCTGAAAGCGAGTTCGAGTACGACAAGGATCGGTGCCTTGACGACTTCAAGGAAACTGAAGACGGATACGTGACAGACGGAACAAACTACTTGCTTCTCTGTGATCTTCTTGGACAGATGCTTGATCAATACTCTTTTGTGTTGTATGACGTAGGAGAGTTCGAGGTTGGCGATGGAGATAATGCTGAAGATCTACGTTGCATCTGTGATGCAGTTTGCATTGTCTTGCAAAACCCAGCCTTTTTTGAGTGTAAAAGCCTTGCTCGAAAACTTAAGAAATAACATCACAAGCCGCCTCCGGGCGGCTTTTTTATGGACGCAAAAATGACTGAATTCGATCCAGTAAACCGACCGCAACACTACGTTGAGCAGGCCGTTCGCTTCGAGCCTATCGACATCTTGCGGTGGGCTCCTTTTGATCTTGGGAATGCGTTGAAGTACATGATCAGAGCCGGACATAAAAACGATGCTCTGGAGGACTTGCGCAAAGCGGAGTGGTATCTCAAGTGCGCCCGAGAAAGCGCTCGAATCTCCTGCTACCCATACTCCAGCTTTATGAAGCAGTACAGGCTCATGCTGTCAAAGTTCGGCGGCATTCCCGAAGGCTTGGCAGATGCAGAAGATTGGGCGGAATGCCTACAAAAATTCGTCACAGTAAGAATCGAACTTCTCAAATCCGAACAGCCCTCCGAGTGAGGGCTTTTTCATGGACACAAAAATGCACGCCGTAACCGAATCCCTGAACCCCATCAAGAACCCTTCGCTTTTCAGCCTCACACAGGCCACCGCCGCCGCGCTCATGCAGGTCGAGCCTGACCCAGAGACAGGCGAGCTGATCGGCATCGACCGCTTCGACGCCTTAGCGCTCGATACGCAAGAGAAGCTGATCGACTGCGCCTGTGCCGTGGCCAACTTCGAGGGTTTGGTGGCACAGCTCGAAGAGCAAGAGCGCCAGCTCGCCAGACGCAAGAAGTTTGTCAAGAGCTTGATCGACCACATCAAAGGTCGATGCGTCGATGCGATGGAGCTGCTGGAGATCAAGAGCATCAAGACAGCTCCGGTTCAGATCCGGCTGCATCCATCCGAGAGCGTCGAGGTCTTTGACCTGCCTTCCGTCCCCAGTGAGTTCTTCCACATGCCGAAGGTAACGCCGAAGCTCGACAAGACCGAGCTGAAGACCGCGATCAAGTCCGGCATCGAAGTTCCGGGCGTACGACTCGTGAAGCAGAACCGCCTTGTGGTGAAGTGAGATGCCGAAGACCAAAAAGCCGCGCAAAGTTTACGACCCGAATAGGTGGCCAAAAGCACCGCGCCGGATCTCAGCCAAAGACGTGTCAGAGATCAAGGCCGAATATCGAAACGTAGAGCTTGCTGTGGAGCTTCGGCTCCACACTGGAGCCTTTACGAAGGACGACCTGCTCAGCTTGGGTTCGATGATCCTGCTGGGGACTTTCGTGATGTATCGAGGCTACGGCCTTGAACACGAATTTTGTGTTCTGACGTACGGCGAAGAATGGGTAGCGATGCAGGTCGCCTTCAAGACCTTCAAAGAGCGGGCACTTCGCACCGGATCTTTTGCGGTCACTGGCGACGAGCTGAAGGCCATCCGGAACGGCATTGAGATAGCCGGAACCTTTATCCGGATCGCTCTAGACGAAGACCCCCGTCAAGTCATAGCGCTGTGGATCTTGACTGAAATGTCAGGAGACATGCCAGAGAACGCGACTGAAGGGCTTAAGTGGATGGACAAAAAGTTGAAAGAGATACACAGGAGGCTGAGATGATCGATGCGATTTTCGCAAGCCGAGAGCTCCAGCACAAGATCGATGAGATCGCTACGGCGCACTCTTACGGCGGACAAAAAGAGAAACTGATCGAAGAGATGGCCGAGTTGATGGTGGCCATCAAGCACGAGGACAAGCCGGACGTTCTGCCCCAGGTTAAGCGCATGGAGTTCCACTCAGAGCTTGCCGATGTGCTGATCTTGATCTGGCAGATCCTAGACATTTACATGACGACGGACGACCGCTTTGATCTTGCGACTGCGGTCAAGAAAAAGATTGACCGAGAGATTCAAAGAATTCACGCACAGAAATAAGGAGATAAAAATGGAAGAAGAAGTCAAGGACATTGACAAAGTGGAAGGTGAACCCGATCAGGGGGCTTTTGAGATGGATGAGCCGGTGCAACCGCATCCGGCACTGGAGCATAGAGCATGAAGACTGAAAAGATCACAGGCTTTGCGCGCATGTCAGTATCGGAGATCATGAACCGCTACGGCTTCTCACGATCGACGCTCGCGCGGCGCATTGCTAATCGGCAGTTCCCTGCCCCGTCCGGACGAAACCGCGAAGGGTTCTTTTGGGACGCTAAAATCATTACTGACTTCGAGACCAAAACCCGCCAGATTGTCGAAAAAAGTTTTACGCCGGCAATCGGTGGCATCTGATCGAAGTGGCATACAAAGTGGCATACAAAATGCCAAGCAAGCCGAAAACGTCTGCACAGCGCGGACGTTCGGCAGACTCTCCTTCCGCCAATGATTACAAAAACTGCAGTTTTGTAAT